TCCGCAGTCAATTTCCAAGTCACTTACATTTTTAGACAAATTCCCAGAAGAATCCAAAATTAACGTGCTGTTTTTAATAATCTTTCCAGTTGTACTGTTAAAAACTACTATGGCATCTGCAGTGGCTGAAGCTGGCCCAACAACATCTCCAACTAAAGTTCCGATGTCATTAAACCGAAGTACTTCACCGGTTGCAGTAGGGGTTTTTGTTGTCTTAATTGGCCCATCAGTAAGCATTCCAGACTGAACACAATCAGGAAAATCCCCATCCGGGTCTAAAACATCCACCTCATCATCATACAGATAAGGCCCCATCCCTCCCATATAGTATTTTCTTAGTGTCATTCGATTATCCTTTGCTCATTACTTTCTTCCATAACAAGATCAAATTCCAATCCAAGAGTTTCTGTTTCAATAGCATTAAGCCAGTCCTTGGCTCCTTCAGTGTTTCTATTAAACACTTCCAATTGATACAAAGCTGCTTTAATAAGGATTTCAGGAGAAACATTTGTCCAATAGTTGTTGTTACCATTATCCTTAAGTTCCATTGACCTAAATTTTCCAACTACTTCAATGTTGTAAGCAATATCAGTTTTAGGAGTAAAAATTATTCCATTATAGTTTCCATCATCAGATAAATCAACATAGTTAAAAAAAGAACCTAAGCTTTCAAAGCTAGAATAAGCTTCAGAACGAATCCAGATTGGACTATAAAACTGTGGAGGCCCGGACTCAGATGCTGAAACAAGTTCAGAATAGTTCTCCTTAATTATTTGATACGGATACTTGGTTAACTTCCACCTACCAGTAGTATCATTACACCATACTTCTTCCACATAAGAACAATTAGAAAAAGTAAGATACCAAGAACCAATAGCCAGTTGTTCAAAAAGACTGGCCCTGGTTTTAGCAGTTAAATATTTACGATCTAAAAATCTAATCCCAGAATTTATAAAAAAATCTGCTCCATTGTCAGTATCCCAATCATCAACTACAGTTGTTGCTAAGTCATACCTGCCACTTAAATTTATAAACTGTTGACGAATTTCTAATAAGTTCATTTAAACCCCCTGGTGCAATTTAATTGCAGAAGGGCTGTGGCCATCAGCCCAACTGCAGGTTAACAACGGCTCAATGGCAGATTATGGAGTACCGTTGTCACTTCCAAAACCATTCAAGTAAGCACACTTCGGAGGATGATGGAATTCAAGACCACACTCAGTCAGGAATTCTTCATCTGTTCCGTCGATTCTTCCACGCCCAGTGTTCTGTTTGTCAGGATCTTCAAAGAACGTAGTATCCGTGATGTACCTGTAATTCAAATCACTAGGTTCAAAAATAACAGCAGTGTTTCTGTTTGTGGCTTCATAACTAAACAGTGGATGGGTCATCAGATTGATCATCCCAAACGGTGTATGCCACTCAGTAACTTTGATTCCATAAGACTTCGTAGCCGGAACAAACTGGAAGTTACCGTATTCTTTAATCAGCTTGTTAATCTGAAGCAACACACCGCTTCCACAGAAACAAAGCTTTTCACCTGAACCATACCTGAAAACTTGTTCCAGAATAAAGTCCAGCCACTCTTCACCAGCGTCCATCCAGGATACGTTCTGGAAATCTGTCTGGGTAGTAAAATTACTTACAACACCACCATTGTTTACGATGTTATAAATAAGCCCGCCAGTTGTTCTTTCCGGTTTACCGTTACTTCCAGTCAACTCAGTAGGAACTCCCCAAATGATAGCCTTCTCAATTTCAAGAGAATTCAGTTCCAATGCTTCTTTCTTCATCTTCTTGTAAGCATCACCTGTACGAAGTCTGGTCAACCTAGCAGTTCTAGTTATGCTTAGAGGAGTCCGGAAAATCTGGGTGTAATTGCTGTACTTAACCGGATCATAACTAACAGCATCAGGCATTGCTCCGCCTTCAGGGTTGATGTTACCAATAACCAGAACATAGTTACAAGTAGCCAGAAAATTAACTGCGCTGTTATTATCAGCTTCAAGAAGCTTAACAGCCAGATAACTGGACGCACCGTTAGAAACAACTGCAATGACTTTAGCATTAACATCCAAAGTATAATCAGCAGTATTTCTCAACAGAACCTGATGGCCTGAGCGGAACTGAGGAATCTGAGCCACAACCATTTTAAGGTAAAGAACACTTCCAATAACACCGCCATTAACATAAGCACTTGAAAGAGCAGAATCTGTATAAACACCAGTAACAGCACTTGCTTGTGTCGGCAGCCCTTGTGTCCACCATTTGAATTCCGGGTCATCCACAGGTTTTCTGCTCATCTTACTCATAATACCTGTTAACGGCGCAGCACCATTCGGATAAAGATAAAGAACACTCTCAGCAATACTCTTTGGTCTCATATCTGAATCAGACCAGTCACCACTACCACGCATTCCCAAAAAAGCAACCATAGTTAAAATCTCCTAAAAAAATTATTAAAAAACAAAATCAGTTAAATGTTAAAGGTTAAGCACTAAGCAGCTACAACAACTTTGCTTGAAGGACTTAAAGGTTTGTAAGACATATACCAGGCAATTACTCCAGCCTGTGCAGCACTTCCAAGTGCGTTAATTGTTCCAATAGGAACCAGCCAACGAGTCACAGGAACAAGAGGAAGGCACCCAGCAGCTAATGGAGTCAACACTGGAAGTGCGACATATGTAAACGTGTAAGTTGTTCCAACCGCATCATTATCAACAGCAACAGTTGTTGAAAGAGCTATGTCAGCTGCAGGAGCTGTAACAGAACAATTAATGGTCATATTAGCAGCTCCGCCGATAAGCGTCGTAACTACCCCAACAAACTCCACAACCAAAATAGGCCCACCAGTTACTACAAACAATGGATCTTTTGCAGCCAGAACACCGCCATTAGTTTTTTCAATGGAAGTCTCAGCCCCGCAAAGTCTTTTAATATACCCCATCAGGGAATTAGTAGTACCAATTCCTGACACGGCTGCATCTGTCTTATTTCCAATAACATCCCGCATGGTGTTGTTAGCTACCCCATTCGCACCAGGCCTAGTAAGATAAGAAAAAATTTTACTCATAGCATCTCCTTATGCAATTAAATTGCATCAGTACCAAAATTAATTAAACTACAGAACCTACCAAAAGCCAGGCATCTCCACCAGGAGTAACTACAACGTAATTTCCGTCGGCATCCAAGTCACCAGTGGTAGTTAGTTCTGCTCCAGTTTCTTTCAAGTTAACACTTACATCCGCAGTAGCTCCATTCGGGGCATAAACACTGTAGTTCATTCCAGGAATAGCCTCAGCCAAACTTGGCAGGGTAACAACTACTGCACCCCCAGATGACTCAGCAATCACTACAAAATCACCTGGTTTCATAGAATAATCCACAGCAGTATGGATAGGACCACGGTTTAATGTTTCTGCATTTCCTCTTTGTTCAACTCTTCCGCTCATAGCATTTCTCCTTAAATATCAATTAAATCACTTATTTGTTTTTCTATCGCCGACACATTCTCGTTCACCAATTTTCTTCCGCCATTCCCGCCAGCAAAAGCAGGGTTACGGTTATCATTAATATTAGCATCATTTCTTTTTTTAATTCCAGTAACCTCCCTAGACCTTTTACCGGCCTCATCTAAAATTTGACTTAATGTCCAATCTCCATGCTCAGCCACAACATCATTAGTAATAGCTCCAACAGTTTTACGAACCGCTAACAAATCACTGTTCTCCTTAAAAAACGAATCTATTCCCTCCTTAAGAATTAAATGTTTCTGAACATGTTCGACTACTGCCTGAGGAACAAAGTTCTGCATATTTTCACTGGTATGTTTTCCAGAGTCTTCAATAGCCTTTCTGTAGATCCTAACTGCTAACTCATTCAATTTTTCCTTGTTGTTAAGAATCGAATCTATATCATCATCATCGTTAAGGAAAGAAATTTCATCCTTGGGTTTTTCCACAACCTTAACAACTTCAACTGGTTTAGCAAGTCTGCTTTCAACTTCTTCCAGTCTTTTCAGCAATGCTTCATTTTGAGCTTTGTAGTAGTTAGAATTTCCAACAGGTTCAGTTAATTCAACCACTGATTCAACAACTACAGGTTCCACAACCGCAGGTTCAGTCACAACTGGTTCAACAACCACTGCCGGCTCCGGCTCCACAGCTGGCTCAACCACAACTGGTTCTTCAATCCCTAGAATGTCATCTATAGTCTTTTCAAACCCTTCTTTTCCTTCATTTTCATCTGCCATTTTCTTCCTCCGTTAAAGTTTTATCCTCTGCCATATCTCCAAGAATAACTTCCGGCATAACCAGAATTCTTCTCAACGTTTCTATACACTCCTGAAGCCTAATCACACTTTCAAAATCCTTAGCCAGTTCTAAACCATTCCGCATCTGTTCGATTGAGCCATTTATTTCCGTCTGCATATCATGCCAGACAGGCCCAGCAATGAAATCCCTTAAATTCCCAGCACTTGACCTATAATCCATCTTGCACCTGCCCTGTTTCCATGTTGTAAGGGACTAAGTTACCCTTCTGGGCCTCTTCCTGAACCTGTTCATCTGGAAGAATCTTAGTTTTCACAAAGTCCTGAGCATTTTTAGCTCCATTATTCCTGGCAATGTGCTGAAAAATCCTACCAAGTTCATATTCATTACGAAGTTCTGGGTCTTTTGAAATAATCTCAAACAGTTTAATCCACACAGGACTGTAGTTCCCTCCAGGAACACTTCCATCCCTTACAATAACATCGTAATTAACAAGGATGTCAAATGGAGAAACAGTAATTCTGCCCTGATTGGCCTTTATAGCGTCTACTCCATACTCCTTCAACAACACTTCCTGCCACCGACCAGTTATTTTAACATACTGATCTTCACTCATAAGCTGCTTAGTGTGACAGGCAAACATCATACCAATATCTTGCATGGCCTGAAGCCCAAAAACCCTAGCAATTCTACCAAGTCTGGAAGTTTGTCCGGCCTGGGTTCCTTGAAACTCAGCACTTGAAAGCCTGTCCGGACCTCCTTTCCTTAACGCCCCCATAGCTGAATCATCTGCACCACCGATTTTCTGCTGCCACTGAACAATCCAGCTTGAATCCGCAACATGCTGACGAGTTACATCTGAAACAGGAATCTGAAAAACTGCGCCCCGGGCAATGTCCGGACGTCCCCAACCAGGCTGACGAATACGAATTCTCTTTCCAGCTTCAGTTGAGTTAATATCCGCAGAGTTAATCAAATAAGGATCATAAACTAACTGATCATTCATGGTTCTACGAACATTCGCAACGTGCATATTAAACATCCAGTCAAGAACTCTCTGCAATCCATTAAGCATTTCAAGCCGCGAAACTGGAATAGCAGAATAACCATCAAAATCAGGAGCTCCAGCAGCTACTGGAAACTTGTTATGATCCAAATCCAGAGGCTTAGCCCGAACAATAACTGAATCAGCAGCTACAGAAAATAGCCACTTTTCTGGATACTCAGAATTTCCTATATTCCATTCCCTTGGAATCAACTTAATATACATATTAATTACGTCACATGGCTTAGTTGCTCCACCACCATCTTGAACGGCCTGCCCGTTTCCTCCTCCACCTGTGGTGTGGTAGCGATCATGACGAGGGCTGCTCCATTTTCTTTCTCTATCAGATTTATCAAAGCCATAAATGGAAGTAGTTTTTTTGTTAACTCCACCTAAGTAACGAACATTAAAATAATCTCCGTCATTTTTCTCTTTAGTCAACAAGTTAACAAAATTCGTTCTTTCAACCCACCCAAAAAACTCTCCGTCTTGAAGTTTATGAATAGGTACATTCGGGTCTGGCAGGGCCAAGTAAGGATCAATATTTTCCAGAGCATTTCCCTCAAACAACACAGCACTTTCAACGCCCTTAGTCTTCTTCGTTCCCAGCAAGCCAAAGGGGCCAACAGGAACTTCTTTCATCACAGTCTTAAATCCCAAATCCCTCTTCCAAACCGGAGCAGCAAAGCCAATACCATAAGACAAAGAATCCCTAATCATTGTGTGAAGATCAAGAGCAACCTTATTCTTATTACAATGAAGATTAATAACCTTCTCCAGCATTATAGCCCCAATAGTGTCTTCCGGCCCAACACCCTCATATTGAAAAATAGGATCCTGGTAAAAAGCATCTATCATGTAAGCCATAATGGTCTCCATTATAGCATAGGTATTTGGAAAAACTATACTGGTCGGCTTCCTTGGATCATTCTGAACCATTTCCTTCTCAGCATCATCAGTTGGAATGTAAGCCGTAAGTGTTCTGTCTATTTCATTCCAGCTGGAAAATCTGGTAGAAATGTTACTGGCAGACTCCCTAGCATACGGCATAATAAGGCCAATCAGCTTGTCATGAAGAGATGATCCAGGTTTAAGCTGCAAACCAAAAGGATATTCATAACTGTAATTATCCTTGGAAAAATCTCTTTTTTCTCCGCCACTCGTATTTCCAGTAACAATATAAGGCATTTCATTTTCCTTCTTTAAACAAAGTTAAACTTCTGTTTCTTTTCCATCATATCATCATCCAGCATGTCCTTAAACTCTTCATCTGCACTTTCACCACCGAAATCCTCTGGATCAAAGAAGTAAGAAAACTGATCCATCAAAGGCATCAAGTGACTTAAACAATCCATGACGTCCCAAAGTTTACTTCTTGGAAACATCAGAAGCTGACTTTCAAGTTTCTGGCATTTCTCCTTATTATGATAAATAAAGCCCATTTTGTAATAAGGAGCAAGTGCCCCAACACGCTGTGGTTTACTTCCCTTGCTGGCCGAAATAGAATAATAAATTGGAACTGTCATCCCACTCTTCATCCGACTTCGCATAATGTTTTCAATCGGCTGAGAAATCCACCTATCAATTCCAGTTGTTTCCACTCCAAGAACCATTGCCCGAAACATCTGAGATTGTGTGAACATATTTTCCAGCAACTCATCTGGTTCCATCTTTGCAGCCACTACGTTACGAACAAAAATCTTTCGGCTTTGCCTGTGAATTCCAATAACCATCACAGCAGAATCAGCACTTGAAAGCTTTACAGTTTTCGCAGGGTCTACAATCACAACATTAGTTATTTCACGTTCCGGGATTTTTTCAGCTTCCTTCGTTCCATCTGTGAAAACCTGCAGCATCCCTCCACCTTCAACATAGTACTTAAAAAACTCTGGCCTGAAAACCGCATCTTCTTTAGAAATAGGCAAGTTCCGAAACTCACGATAAAATACATCTAACATCCCCTGTTCTTTATGATTCGCATGTTCCTGTTTTATTTCCTCGGTTGAAATAAACCCAGGGGCATTTGAATTCAACTCATCATCACAAAGCTCCAGTCTAACAGAATTCCAATCGCTTGCATCCAAAAGGTTCTGAAGTAATGCATCTTCATGCTTCAGCGTATCAATGTAGATAATTCGCCAGTTTTTATCTACACGTGAAACAGCTTTCATATGGTCAGCAAAGAATTTAACCTTAAGCTTAAGTCTTAATTCTTCGTTCAAAACTTCTTCTGAATCTTCAAAATCGTCAAATATGAAGAAATCAGGCCTAGAGTTTTTATACAAGATTCCACGAATTTGCTGGTTCGCACCACGTGGGTAAACCAGTGTCCCGTGAGAAGTATCATCAAAACGAGCTACCCAGCTTTTCTTAGAAAAACTATTATCCGTGGCCTCACCACTTGTTGTCTTAACACTTCCAAAAAGCTGCTGAATCAACAAGTTACTTGCCAATTCAATCTTAAGATTCTCAGTCTGTAAAAGTGAACTGTCAAAGCTTTTACTGACGTAAGGTAAAAACCTGGAATCTTCAAACACAATTTTCTTTGCTGCCAAAGCCAGCCCAACAATTGAAGTTTTTCCAATTCCACGAGGAGCAGCAATAGCAACCTTTTGCCCACCGTTGTCTATGATGTCAAAAATCTGATCATGCAACGGGCTAAAGGCAGAGAAGAATCTTTCAGGGAAAAACACCCTAGCAAAAACTTTAGTTGACTTATAACTTTCAACTAAAATATCCTGAAGTTCCGAGTCCTTCACAGACATTGCCAGTGCTTCTCCAGCGTTTAAATCCACGTTATTTCCTTTTGCTTATGCAATTAAATTGCATAAGGGTTAGTTAAGGTGCTATTAAAATCTCATCTGTCAATGTTGCAAACGCTTCACCAAAAATCCTGACAGCCTGATAAATCATATCTGAATAAGATATTCCAGCACCGTCTTCTTTACAACATGACTGAAGAAGTTCATCTACATAAACTCTTTCACTAAGAGGCAAAAGTCCCATACTGATCAACTGATATCCAGCATCATGACCACAGCTTCCCCTTAAAACTTCTTTTGAATCTGGAATTACATTCGCCCCATTCCAGGCGTAACCGTGTTTAGCAGTCAGAATACCAATCAAAGTCAAGCGAATAAAAGGAGTATCAATTGAGTAACCGATTATCTTGGTTTTAAAAACCTCATCTTCAACCAGTTGGTATTTATACCCTCTTTTGTACTTCATTTCTTTTCTTTCATCCCTGCGGTTATGATTCCAAGAATAAATGTGCCAATAAAAAAAGCAGCTTGAACCCTGTCATCCGGAATACCTACACCAATTAAGGCACTTAAAGCAGTTGCAAGACCTGTCCAAGTAGACTTCTCCTTAAATCTTTCAATCAAATATTCTTTCATCTCTTATACCCTCCTGGAACAAGCTCGTAATGATTCCCATCCCCAAACCTTCCACCCCACCTGCACTTAGGATCAAGACTTTCCCAGTAAATTCCAAGTTCTGTGTGGTCTTCAGTTTTTATAAGATACTCATTCTTCTGAGTTTCTTCGTTTACTTTAAAAAGATTCAAGTCAATAGCTAACTTACTGTAATGCAAGGAGTTTATCTTATGTCCAGTGGTTGCCAAAAGATCCCCACCGGACATAGTATATCCCAGTCCATAAGCATACTGGATTAGCTTGGATAAACTAAACATAAACTTTGCTTGATCATTCATCCTGTCACCTTTATCATTGTTAAGATTATTCCAATCATTACTGTTGACATAAGTCCTAACACAACCCACTGTTGATGTACAGCATTCCTCATAACAGTCCACTGGATGTTAATAGTGTCCTTAATGCTGTCCCTTGGACAAGAAGCTTGCCAATGCTTAACTTCAGAAACAACTCCTTCAGGCCCGAAAGCTGAATCATATTTACTCCATAATGTGTTTACTTGAGTAGATATGTTAGTAATCCTTTCTTCCTGAACAGCTATCAAACCAATAGCAGCTTCAATTCTGTCCATTCGTTCTTCTACTTTCTTTTCCATCTTTTCAAGCTTATTTATGATTGTGTATTCAGATTCAGGCATTTAGTTTTATCCTTAAGTTAATCCCTTACCATAACCCTGGTAAAGTCAAATTCCATTTTAGCTCCAGTATTCAACGTCAGCACAAACTCCAAAGAATATCTTCCATTTCCGGTTGTAGCAGGATATTTCAAGCTTACAGTCACTACAGGAGTAGCAATAGAACTAGACACCACCATCTCAGTCGTCCGGTCAACACCATTTACATCAAAGGCTGTCACAACAACACTTGATATAGTTGATTCAAAAGGTATTGCACCATCGTTTGCTGTGGCACTTGAGGCCACCGGAAATGTAAAAGAATACGGAACAGTGTCGGTTCCTGGCTGCAATAGTATTATTCCGTTAGTTTCAAATAAATCTAACATTACGTTACCCCTTAGTTAAGCAAAAGTAAGCGTCCAGGTGATTACGAGGCTGTCACTTGCTCCTTTGTTGACTACTGCGAAATCTGAATAGCAAAGCAGGTCAGTTGTGTCTTCAGTAACAATATTAAAAATTCCTGCTTCCGTTATTGCTCCAGTTCCAACACCTGCTCCCATAGTGCACACCATAGTAATAATAGCATTTGCTCCTCTTGTTTTAGAATCAAGAGCAGTTCTTGACCCAGCAATATAAGTTGCAAGTTTAGTGGACGCTGCTGTCTGCCCTGTTCCAGTTCCAACTTCCATCCATCCTGGTTTTGCAACCGCAGGAGAGGCCAAAAGCTGGTCTGCTGACATCTTATGTCCTAGAACAGTCACAGTATTATGAACTTCACGTGAGTCTTTAATTTCCCCATCAGGGCCGATAAGAAGGGCTTTAAAATGCCCGTTCATTTTCAGATCGTCTCTAAAACCTTTGCCTGCTTCCATGTAAACTTTGTCTGTAACGCTCATTTTTGAATCCATTTTGTTACCCCTTTGTAATAAAATTAAAAGTGTTGTTTTTAGTAATAAAATTAAAAGTATTGTTTTTTGCAATAAAATTAAAAGTATTGTTTTTTGTAATAAAATTAAGAAGAGCGTAAATGGCCACAGTATTTATTGAAAATAAATCGGCCAAGGTAATTACGTCTACTTCCGTTATCCCAAAAGTTTTTGCTATTTCATCAGACATCCCCACATTATCTGAAAATGTCCGGAAGAACTCGGTTATTATTAAAGCATTGTCAGTTAAAGAAATGCTATCTGCTTTGCTTAATTCAGTATTCTTGGTCACAGCATCTGACATACTGACAGTATCACTCAAAGACAATATTAAGGCTATTAAGCTACTGAAACTGTCAGACAGGGACACCGAATCCTGAAAAGCCTTAGAGATACTTTTCAAAGCTGAATCTGATATAGTAATTGAATCCGTGAATGTCTTAATAAACGCGGCAGTTTTGGAAAAATTATCCGATAAAGAAACGGTATCTGATTTGGTTAAGCCTGTTCTTTTGGTAATGCTGTCAGACATACTTATCGCATCATTTAAAGTCAAAACAATGGCAATCAGATAATTTATATTGTCTGATAAAGAAATAGTGTCACTGTATGCCCGAACAAAGGAGGAGATCTTTGAATAACTGTCTAACATTGATACTGTATCGGAACGAAGTAAAGAGGCTGCTTTGGCTATAGAATCAGACAAAGTGATTGAATCAGAATGAGTTCTTAAAAATGCAGATGTTTTTGCATAATTATCGGATAGAGAAACTGTATCTGATAAAGGCTTTGACAGATAAAAACATACAGCATCAGATAAGGTCATACTGTCTGCTAGTGAAATGGTTAAGCTGTCACCACCCCCCGGCAGCGAATAAAACACTGGGGCCAGTCTTTTTAACGGTGAATAAGAATATCTCCGATAAACTCTCATTTCAGTTATCCACCGATCTCTTCAAAAGTCACATAACCAGAAATTGGTAATGCGGCACTTGGAGCTGCGTCGAGCTTAATACAAATACCAGCTCCAGGGCTGATATCAATCCGGCATTCTGGAGTTGGGAGAATGTGCCATCCATTTAGAATGTTAGTTGATTGGCGCAGAAGCATTGTGGTTTCAGTTCCAAAAGTTTCAGCAGTAAGGATGTTGGTTCTCACTGTCCCACCATACGCAGCATCACCAGCAGATAACGGTGTAGGAGTATTGGCTGTTCCTTTGGCTGCCTGATCCGTAGCAGTTCGGAAAACATTTAGTGGCAACTGTTCAGACGTTTCACTGGTATCCTGAGAAATAAAAATCTCATGGATTCTGGTTACTGCATCGGCTGGTGATTTAACATAAAAGATTTCACAAACTGCTGCTACACTTGTTCCGTCTATTACGGCGGTATACATTCTTGACATAATTAACTCCTTAATAAAGTATTGTTTGTTATAAATTTTTTATTGAATATTGGTAGAAATGAAAATACTACAGCTACAACATACTCCCAAGCCCCAATAGTTGGAGTGCTTGTGCTTCTTGATTGACCAACAATATCCAGATCATTTGTATTTGTTTGATCCCTGGTTCCAGCACCCAATGAATTTCCAGATTTAACCCTTAAATCAAGAGTTGATAGCCCCGCAACATTTTCAAATTGGTCTGCTTTGGTTAGTGATATAAGATTATTTGATCCTGCCGGAAAAGCATCAGCATCATCTGTGGCATTATAATCAGTATCGGCACCCCATGTTCCTGTTGTCATTGAAGTCGCAAAACCAAAAATAGCGCAATTTTTTACTACCGAAGAATTCGTGGAGGCGTGACTTTGTTTTACCACGCCTGTTCCCGCTGAACCGGCGCTATTTATAAGGGTACAATTATATAGGTAAAAATTTACATAATTAGTTGAAACAGCTCCTGTCGCGGAGGCAGACGCGACAATTACAGAATTAATTATTTTTGAACCCGCTGTGCTAGTCATATTCACAACAGCATATCCGCCTCCACACTCAAAAATACTATTACTAACAATGATGTTTGTCCCGGTTAGCATAAGCGCACGGCTTGATGCCCCATACCCAGAAGGGCTTTTAATTTGCACCCCAATTAAATTGAAGTAGTCGCAGTTAATTGTTAATACTGTTAAATAAGCGGAGGTTTGCAGGATTCCTACCCCATTTGAGGCATTATATCTCAGCGCATTCGTTAGTTTATTTGCATTGTCATTAAAGGATTGACCCGATGCGCATCTTAATTCTGCATAATAAGTAGCCGATGTTGTGACACCAGATAGCGTAATCCCACTAAATGTTATTTCAAACACAGTATCTTTATACAGCTCCCCTACCCAGGTTTGAGTTGCGGTCACTAAATTCGCAGGGCAAGCTGCCCACCAAATCGGGATAGTTGCATAATTTCTGGAATTTGATCCTATTGATGAAGTTGTCATCCTACTATTACATCCTCCATTTGTTCAAAAGATTCCGGTTCTTTTAGCACTATGCGTGTAATGACTTCTGCTTTTTGCATTTCGATCTCTTTTGCTAAGATATCTCTGGTGTAAAGTATTTTATCCCGCTGTTTTACAGGATTCATGAAAATATCATATTCCGGAGTCATCAACACTGCTGCTTCCTCGATCTCCATATCAGACTGAATAACTTTAAAAATAGGATTTGATAAAACCGCCGTTCCAGGGTGTATTCCAGTAGCGATGACATCAATTACTTCATCAACTCCAAAGGCATGATTTCCATCCACATCCATTAAAATTATCTGACAACTCATGGTTTTCTCCTTATCCAAACTTTTTGAGGATCATACCCAAGAGCATCTTCTAATATCAAACCGCCATTTTGCACCCAGGTTGTTTCAAGAGCAGGAGACCAATGATCTCTCCATATAAACGGACTGCCTGTAAAAGTCGGTGTACCGCCCCATATATCTTTATAATGAGTTTCTTTCTTTGCCACCAAAACAGAACCTGCTTTTTTCTCTTTATTTAAAAAACTTTGGATATCATTAATAACTTTCGGGAGTGTCATAAGTTCTTCATATTTAATATTTAAAACATTTGGGTCTTTGTCAGAATACCATCCAACATGAGCAAACTGATCTTTCATCAAATCAGGAATAGCCTTAATCATATTGGCTTCAGTGACTTCTTGCTTGTTAAACTTTAGCCAGGAGCCGATAACATTCCTTGGAGATCTAAAAATGTTAATATATTTGGCTCCTGATTTTTTATCAGCAAAAGGTATATGGGAATGGATTGCAAGTTTACAATCCCCACTAAAAAGCCATAGTGCTTTTAGTAATGCATGTGTTCCTGTTTTCGGTAATCCGTTACAATAGAGCATAACCTATCCTTTTAGTTTTATCTTCAAATGCATATGTATATGATGGTTCAGGCCGGTGCTGGAATCCTGACTTACAACACCATTCAGATAAACCATTTCGTTAAATGAAATATGTTTTTCAATCAGCTGGAAAATTTTTGTATGAATGATAATCTGGCTTTGTCCCTGATCAAACATTCCACTTGCAGTGGTTTTACACTTCTTTGAAAGCCGAACAATGAACTGCCACAAAGCTTTCCAATGAATCTTACTTTCATCCAGAACCTCGTCATTCCAAATCTGTTCCCTTCCACCGTACTGAGTTCCCTGGCCGGAATACGTCGGGTAATCAATATCCAGGCAGCGAAGTTCTATGTGTGAATCATTCTCAGGACATCTTCCTGTTAACGGACAAGCATTGCCAAAGATGAATCTATGAGTTTCTGGGTAGTCTCGGTAAATTGAAAATAGAACCTGTTCCAAAGCATTTAAAACCGGAACACTAAGCCAGCAACAAGTGCTGTTTCCAGCAAACCTGAACAATTCTTTGTCCACCAACTTAACATGTGCAGTTCCAACAGGGTTCGCCACTGGCAGAAGCGGCTCTGGTTCTTTGGCTTTCCCTGCCAGCTTACACATCCCAGTCCCGGAAATTAAAAAAGGACATTTCATTTTTTTAAACCTTTCAGTTTTTTTGGCCTGTTAGTCACGCTTGTTTCTGGCCTTATCCGGGCCTAAAGACCCTGTGGTTAATTCACATCTATTATGTCATCGTTACTTCTTGCCCGGTCCTTAATGTTAGCTATGTCGGCAGAAGTCAGGTGAACATTTACGCTTTCGCTTTGAACTCTTTGTGGAACTCCGAATCCGGCCCGCGCCAGCATTCCATTTGCTTCTTTAGCCCTCAACCCGATGCTTGCATTTACACCGTCATTTTCCCCGCGAATAATGTCTTTTAACAAGTTCATGGCAACCGGAGCAATTTCAATAATCTCCTTGGCCAAGTCAACTGTGTCAGCATCCCGGGCTCCACGCATAATCGTGATTTGTTCCTGGGCCACAGGAGAGTTCCGGACGTTCGAAACTGTTTGGGTGGAGCAGCTCAGTTTGGCAGCAATCTCAGTGTTTTTCAATCCCAGAACCAACAAACGGACTATCTCATGGTGAAGCTCCCACATTTCAGAAACCACCCAATGCTTCGGGCCTTCACCTTCCGGCGCCCTGCGAAGATCACTCCCGCGGTTTGTTTCGTAATATTTTTCTTGTGCTAAAGCAGCTTGTGGCATTTTTCAGAATCCTTTTTTTAACCGGTTTTTTAACCTGCCAGTAACCCCAGGTCAGTAACCCCACCCCAGGCCTAAAGACCTTGAAGCTTATGCAATTAAATTGCGCCAGCGTTTTGGACAAGCCAATCGGCCGGGGGAAAAACCCATTTTTCTAATTAAACCATTTCCCCGGGAACTTGTCAAGGTTTGTTTTGACACAAAAAAGTGTTCTTTTAAACCGTTTCTTTTAAAACAGTTTCTGCTGGTGCAACGGCACCAAACCGGAGGTTTGCCAAGGAGAAGCCGTGTAACCAAATGGTGGGCTATAAAAAACTTGGGCCAATTACGAAGGTGGGTGTGTGGGAAAATAAAACTCTGTTTTACCCCCATCGACTTTAGTTTGTTGGTTAGTCAGTTACAGCATTCAGCCATGTTTTAAACCCTTGGTTTAGGGTAAGAATAAAATGTTTTGCTAGGGTGATTTGACAAACTGGTTGTTTAGTGTATAATGGAATTGTGAGAAAAAGGTTTTCACACTTAATCGGACGGTGCATGTGCACACGGGAGTAAAACCCTTGCGGTATCCCTTTAACCAGCGGTTCTTTGACAACTAGTGCTTGCCGTGAAACACTGCGTGAAACCCGTAGTCCATGACGGAACAGCAAGCGGAAAGAAAGATCATGTCTTTGACTGTGGATATAAATTCACACAACAAAGACAAGGAGAAGAAACCATGAAAGAATATCAAGAGAATGAATTTAGCATGCATACACTGGTTTATTATATCCGACCAAATGGTGAACAAGGCTGCAGTACCACGGCAGATAAGTTTAAAGAATATAAAGATAAATATAAAGACTGTATACTTATCTTTGTAAATGAGAATGTTCCAATATATTTTAGGAAGAATTAGTTTAAGTGGGCCTTTGTGCCCACAATCAAAGACATGATTAGAGGTTTAAATTACTGGGAAAGCTCCTGAACTAATGGTACTTTGTGCCAAAAAAGGGAGCGTGTAAAATGAGTAAAAAAATGACTATTCGTGAAAAGGTTGTAAGTTTTGAAATGAGTATTAAGGGAGCAAAACTGCCGGAAAACTTTGAAGCCTTCATTAAGTGTGAGATTGACTTCACAGGAGCTTTGGAAAGTGACCTGTTTCTTTGCTGTGCAAGTGGAAGCTCCGCTAGAGTCCAGCTTCAAAGTCAACTTCGTGTGAAGTCAGTTGAGGAGTTGAAAGGCTTGCAAAACACAGGGTTAAAGATTTCGTTTAATGAAATAATCTCTGACAAGCCTAGAGTTCAGAAAAGCCCGAAGGATTTGCTGATGGCCCTTTCAAGGGAAGACTTTGTTGACCAAATGATGGACTTAGGTCTGGATGAAGAAGCAGCAGTTCAACTTTATAATAAGAAACATAACTAAACAAAACATTTCAGGAGCTTTTTCAGTAGTTTAAACCCTGGTGGGCAGGTGCCCAAAGAACATTTAAAAAAGGAAGGTGAGTATGTTTAGTCAGACAATTGTGAAAGAATTTGACATTAAAGATTTTGCTCCCAACTGGATGATTTACTATGTTCGGGAGTGCGGAGAAACAGGAGTAGTGGCAGTTAAAGATTTCAGAAAAGAAAAATACAGAAATTGTATTTTACACGTATGTAATGACAGAGCACCAGTTTACGTAAGATTTACAAAGTAAAGCTTTGTCTCTGCTGCAATTAAATTGCATAAGCGTTTAAGGTGTTGCCTGTTGTTGTTGCAAGGATTGCAAGGATTGCAAGGCAACACAAAGTTTTGTTGACAAGTTAAGTTTTACATGTTTTAATGGTGTTTATGGATTTATGGGTTTATGGGTTTATGAAACTATGGTGTTTATGGATTTACACCCCTATGTATGGTGTTTTCCATTGTTTGAGTGTTTAG